ACAGGTATTTGAGATTTATTAAATCCTGAAATAGAAGGAATTTCATTTTTTCCAACTTCTACTTTTCTTACAATCCATCGAGAATAAGTATTTATCGTTGTAATTGTTCGTATATGTATTTCGTATACCCCAATTTTTACATTTTCAAATATAAAACTTTGATCTTCTCCATTTGTAATTATACTTTCAAAGCCTCCATTAAAACTGTGTTTTAATTCAAATCCTGCTATATTTTTATATTTTAATCCGTTTCCTGTAACTGGAGCGTTCCAACTAACTGTTACTTGAGCTCCACCAGAAGTTACAATGTCTACAGTTTCCCCTAAATCTGGAGATTCGGAATTCATTGGTTCTACTTTTGCTACTATATTTGTAGGAGCTGGTATTATATCATCTCTATCGGGGTTTGTATCTATTGGTGCACTATATAATGTGTACCCTCTATCTACTGCTGCAAACTTTCCTTTTGCAAATTCTGCAGCTACTATTTGTACTTTTTGATCTTTTTCTTCTTTTACAGAAATAACTTTAAACTCTTTTGTTGTTCCAGTTTTTGGAGTGCCATCAGTATTAAATACTTGAAGTGCCCAAATTACTTCCGCATCTGGAACAGAACTGAACGCAGAAGATACTGTTAAACTAGAAACATTTCCAGCGCTTGTAGATATATTCTGTTTTTCAACTCTTACGTTTTCTGACCAAAAGTTAAGTACTCGATCTCCATTATCATCTTTTAAGTTTGCTGCTTCTTCTTGAGTATCAAGTGCAGTACCATCTTGATTTTCTAATAGTAAATCGCCTTTATAATAAGTTACTGTGTTAATAACTGCGACTTCTTGTTCAAGATAACATCCTCCTTCAGGGTATATAAGTAATAATTGAGGAGGAAAAGCTGCTGCATATGACGGCAGTGTTATTGTTCTATCTAGTGGAATTATTGTAGTGGTTTTTGTGCCAGTATTTGATACTCTTCCTGAGTATTGGTATCCGTCTTTATCGGCATCTTGTATACCAATTATATCTCCTGGTCTTAATCCAATTGCATTAAGTCCTGTAGTAAAACTAACTGTTTCTTTTTCTAACTGTGCAGAAAGTAATTTCCATTTTCCATATCTATGTGCTTGTGCACGAGAAGTACATCCAAAAGCAACAGAAGATTCTCGTACAAGTCTATTTGTACTTAATATATTTTGATGATCTTCTACATATTCAATTGCCTGTCGATAGTTATCTTTCGGATCGTTCCATGTTACTTTTACTTGATTTGTTCGTACTCTATCTCCTGTACCTTCGTATGTAAATACACCATTTTCAACATTTCCTTTTGTAAAAGTATAAACAATTTCTTTTGGTCTATCAGCAATCGCTACAATTTCTCCATCTGACCAAAGTACCATTCCTCTAAATACACTTGCAATATCTCGTAATACTTTTGTTGCTTCTGCAGTTTTATCTAAGTATAAATTAGTTGTAAATCGAGGTTCAAGTCCACCTTCTCCATCTGATACAAGTTCATCACAATATTTTGCAATTTCAAAAAGTGAATATTTATCTATAAGAGATTTGTCTACAAATTGTCCTACTCCATAACGATTGTTTGTAAGAATATCATAAAATACCCAAGCTGGGTTATTACAATATACTAAATCTCTATTTGGATGTCCTTCTGCCCATGTATCTCTATCTCCTCGAAATGCTCCATTCCAAGTTTGATAAGAAGCTTCTTCTGATACAGTATAATTAGGTGCAGAGCCCCCAACTAATCGTGTATATTTTGCAGTGCCATCTGAACTTTCATCTCTTGTTAAATAATTAGTAGGAACTTGTATTAACTTTCCACGCAGTTTATATGCCCTACTAGGTAATCCTCCGCTAAAGTCTTTTGCATTGAATACATTTGCTGCATAAGCAGCGTATGGATATGATAATCTATCTTTTGTTATATTTTCTACTGTTTTTAAATATGATTTATTTTTGTGTTGAAAACTACCATCTTTGAAATCTTCATCTGTTATTCTTCGTATACGAACTCTATAATTAGTAAACGGTTGAAATTGTTCAACATTCATTACAAATTCTTCAATATATTCAGAGTATTGTGCTTTGGAAGGTTTTACGTACCCATTATTTATTATTCTATTTGTTGCTCTTACTCCATAGGTTACATTGTTCCCCCAATTATAATCTGATCTTGAAAGTATACTAGCATTAGAAGGTCCAAAAGCTAGTGCACTAGTATAATTAATTCCATCTGATGTGAATTCGAAGAACATTTGAAACTCAACAAAACTTGAACCTTTTGCTCCTGAGCTTTTAAATGCGTGCATTTCTGGAAAACTAAAAGTAAGATGTACTTCGTCTACCTCTTGAGGATTTGAAACTCCCATGGCTGCTGCTGTTAACACAGTATCTGAAGCAGAGCCTTGACCATCATTACCAGGGTCATCAATTCCATTCAGAGTTCCGCCACCTGTTCCATTATAGTTAGTGCCTAATGCAGATAAACCTGGTACACTTGCTAAATCCGACTGTCTTATTTGTATATTTGCGTCATAAACTGTGCTAGAAGATCCTGTAAATCCAGGTACAGCTAAAGGCGATTGAAGAACTTCTCCAGTTCTTAATCCAAAGGAGACATGAGAAAAATTTGTTAATTGTGCAGAGTTGTCTAGTTTAGGTCCTGATACAACACAGATAGCTCCTGTTACAGCGGTAGTAGGAGCACTTGATAATGTTGCTGTATTTCCTGATATTGAATTAATTACTGTAATATGATCTTGTACAATGTCTACTCCAGATACAGTTGTAAAAGCTCTAGTAGTTAATTCTGCAGAAGTATCTCCTATTCGTTTTTTTATCCCACAAACAAGATCTTGACCGCCTGGTCCCGCTCCTGTAATACGTACATAAACTGGTAATCCTTTTGCTTGATTGTCTACAAGAGTTTGAGTAAAGTAATTAGAAGAAGTTGTAACTTTAGAGGAACCTGCAGTAATACTTGCTATGCCTGTACCTTTTGTTCCTGCACCTGTAATAGAAATTACTCTACCACCAATACCAAGACCTGATCTATTATTGTAACTAAGAGTACGAATTGTTCCAAATTCACTTGCCGTTACTGAAGTACTGTTTGCTGTTGTATTTGCTGTAAATTTACGAGGTTTTAAAATATCATTGTTTGCTGAATCAATTAAGGGAACGTCGTTATAGTATACAGAGGAAAGATCATTTACTAGACCAGCAATTGGTCCTTCTGCCAATAAATCATAGACAATAGCTGTTTGTTCTTTATTTGGACTTTTTAAATCAACTGTGCTTTTTTGACCAAAAGCTCTTGTACTGTATTTTGATGAATTATCTGCCATTTTATTTTGCCTGCTCAAATATGTCGTCTGGTAGTGGAGTTTTTGCAAGTCCACTGCTTGGGGTTGTTATATAATCAATTACTTGATCAAAAGTGTTATTTCCTGTTCCTACCCATCCTGAAGAAGGTTGATTTGATGGACTTCCTGCATTTGAAGTCGCATAATTTGTATATATTCCGCTATATGGATTTGTTCCAATTCTTGAATGGTTTGTATCATTTCCATCAATTAAAGTAACTCCTTTTTTATATTGATTTTGAAGTCCTGGTGTGTATCCTTGATAAATGGGAGCGCCTCCGATTGTAAGTTCTCCGTAAAGAAGTGGAACAGGTTTTCCCTGTTCAATGTGATTTTGTGCACCATTAAAAAGATATGAAGGATCATCTGTTGTTCTATCTGGATCGGGTGCTGACATTTCTGCGAGTCCCATAAGTGCTAGATTTGTTCCGAGCATCATAACAGCCATACCGGCTAGATTTAAACTTGCTCCTGCAGCTAAAGCTGAAGATACTGATGTTCCTGTCGCAATACCTGAAGTAGTTAAAGACATAAATGCTCCTGCTTGTCCAAGTCCTGCGGCAGCCCCTGCAGTTCCTACAGTTGTTCCTCCGGTTGTCATTGCAGCACCAAGTCCTGGCATAAATAAAAATGCAGCTAATAGTAGCAATCCTGTAATTAGTTTTCCCAATCCTTTACCAGAACCAGCAGGAACTGGAGTAATAATGACTTCATCTCTTGCTACATTTAAGTATAGTTCTGGAAACTCCTCTATAAGAGTATCTCCACTTTGTATAGAAAATTCAATATTTTTATTATGACAATCAACAAGATATTCTTTTAAACCCTCTACTTGTACATCAATA